TTGCCATTACCATCATGGTTGCAGTACCGGATGAAACTATTCCATAAAGAGCTTCATTATCAGATAATTGCATAGTTAACTTATCGCCATTATCCATGCGGTAACCAGTTGATGTGGTTACATCTGAATTACCAAGATAAATAGTCCCAGATGATGAATGCAAATAAACCAATTGATCTGCTCTATTGGCCGTAACCAATAATGTAGCTGTAGTATTTACTGTTTTTTGTGATGTATTAGGCAAGTAATAACTCCGCCTCAGCTTCGGTAATTCCTAATTTCTTTAACAAAGCGGCTTTAGCAGTAATCTTTGCTTCGGCTTCTGCTTTAGCAATTGCATTTGCTGTCTGATCTGCATTATATTTTGCTAACTCTTGATCGTTCATTTCACGATCAATAACTTCATCAGTTTCTTGGTTGTGGATTCTCACTGTTGGTCTAGTTGATTTTGACATTAGTTAACTCCATATATTCTCATTGTGCCAGCGGTTTGAACTTCATTGCTAGAAATTTTGAAACTGACAGAACTAATTGCGGTATTTGTTGCAAAGCCACCGAATAAACAAGCACGTCTGCCATTATTTGTAGTGCCTTGATAAATTGAATATGCTTGAAAAGTTTTGTAACGAGTTGTTGCAGCATAATCTTGAATCAAAAATGATGTAAAATTATTACCACCTGTTCTCAGGTAATTTTCCACACCATCGCTAAAATCGCCAACATTTGTGCTGAGGTTAGTTGCTGAAACTGCTGTGTTTGTAAGTTTTACAAAAGATGTAACACTAGAAACATTTGTGTAAAACGCAATAGCATCATCGGATGTATTCCAAGTGGCGTTGCTTACTGTCACAAGCAAGTCTTTATAGGTTTGATCAATGCTAGATACTGTTGTAACTGTGCCTGATAAAGTTGTTGTTGATAACAAGGTCATACTGCCAGCGGCAGCCCATTTTAACCCAAGTGCTTGCGTTGAATCTGCCGTTAAAACTTGGTTATTTGTGCCAATAGGAATGCGAGCATCTAAAGTGCTGTAACCCCAAATGTCACCTTTGGTTGTCAATGGTGATACTGCACCTGTTTGTGTGTAATCAAAAAATATAGATGCGCTCGCGGAAGTGAAATATAAAAATCCACCTTCCCATTGTGATAATGCTAAAGATCCGCTAGTAGTAACTGTTGCAGTACCGGCTGTTATTGTGCAAACACCTGCTCCTATATTCTGTATTTGAACAGAATCTCCAGCTGCAAACAATGCTGTATTAACTGTAATTGTTGTTGATGATGCTGAGTTCATTTGAATTACTGTGCCAGCATCGGCAGCAACTAATACATAAGAAGCGGTTTTAACTACAGGCGAACCACCACCCATAGCAGTCTGCTGCAGTGAAGACATCTGCGCAGCCGTAAGAACCTGCCCTGTAGTGAACGTTTGTTTTGCCATTTTTCTCCTTAGTAACTTAGCGTATTGGTATCTAGCAACCCATATAAACTAGAATCCAATATGAATCCATCTATTATAGGCTCTAATGTCGTAAATGTCGCTTTCCATGAATTTGGAGTTATTTGGTGTTGAACTCCAAAAACTTGAAAAGTTTTAATAATACTTGAAGTTGTAGCCCCGGTACCGGGTTGGGTGGTAGTTATGCTAATTGGGTCAAAATAATCAAGGTCTAAAGCAGCTGTAATCCCAGCCGTATAATTATCTGTATAAAGATCTAGGGTAATGGCATCACATCTAATGCTGGTTTCAGCCCTGCTAGCCACATAAGCTTGGGCATTATTTAAAGCATCAGTTGTAGTCTGCATCAATAGATCGGTTTGAGTATAGGAATGAACAAAAAATTTATCTATTGATGCTTGGTTAATAGCAGTTTGAGTCGCTAATCCAGTAGCTGTAATGCTTGCCTGATTTACTACCTGGGCATCATTTAATACCCATAAAGCGTTAAAATAAGAAATGTTTGTGCCGTTATCATTAAAATAAATTGGCGTGCCTGAAACGCTTGTAGTGCAATAATTGCGATTTTTGAAAGTTACCACACCGCTTGGATCAATATAAAACGCACCATATTCGGTTAGCTCTAAAGTTGAACATGCCGCTAATGCGCTTCTAGTAGTTCCAGGATCTGCTTGGACTGTGGTCTGACCTGTGGCAATAGATCTCATTGATATTGGCCAGCTAATTTGATCCAATACACGACCAATGCGTGTACCAGTATCTTCACCTGCAACCGCGCCTGTGACTGTGGTTACTAAGGCGTTATTTAATAAACGCATAGCATCTACAGCTGTAATGGTTGTATAAACCACATCACCTACATATTTAGGAGTAGTGGTGTTATATCCTGTAATGAACCCTGAAAAAATTGGATAAGTTACTCCTAAGTAAGATGCGCTTATTTGCACCTTACGCATTGGATTTAGCAAACCGTAATAAGGACTAGCAGTATTTTGTGGGTTGAAATCACCATTCTGATCAACAATACGCATTGACATTGTGCCAGTTTGAAATTGATCCGCCTGAGCATTACGACCTCGTTGGGTAGTAATAGAATCTAATTGATTGGATACATCAACAATTACAGCTGTTGAATCGGACAAAATGTTTGTATCTAATAAACCTGAATCCAAAACCATTGCCTGGGCAAAGGATGCTCCAGTCGAGAAATTAATTATTGCTTTGACGGATGGTACTGCCATTAGAACCCTTGGCCAGCAGGTACAGTAGTAATTCCATTTCGATTATTGGTTAATTGAGCAGATTGCACAGCTGTGGCGAATGCTGACCCATCAACTACTAATTGTAAGTTAATTGGTGGTGCCTCGGTTGGAGCAGCCATGTTTGTTGAGCCTGGCGTAAAGCCAAGTGCTAATCCCAATCCCATTGCTTCTGGGCTAGTACCAAAATTAGAATTATTTAATGCCACATTTGCTAAATTTCTAATATCAGGAAAACCAGCAATAGCAGTACCAGAAATTGTACTACCAACCATTTGAGATGGGTTCAGGCCTAAACCTAATAAAATCATTTGGCCAGCGGTTAATATATCATTTGCAGTTTGATTCATTGCGTTAGCTAATTGAGTGGTTGAATTAGTTGCTTCTAGATCTGCTAGATATTTTTGAGCCATTGCAGCATTACCATCAAGGATGGCTAATTTCTCAGCCAATCGTAATTTGGTTTCGTCATCTGTGGCTTGATTAAGAGCAGCCATCAAACTAATGCGTTCTAGATCATATTTGTCTTTTAATTTCTTTAGATCGGCCTCAGCTTTTAATGTAGTAATTAAAGCCTTTCGTGCTTTTAATTCCTGCATTTTTGCTAATTCAACACCGGCGTTAGCACCAAGCGAATACTGGAAATTAGATGATGGAGCATTAAAATCAGCACTAGCCCTAGCACCTAATTTGGCTATTAAACCTATAAGTGAAGTATTGGCTATAAATCCCAATAATTTGGTTAATCCAGAGTTTTGAGCAATGCTAGTTAATTTACCTAACATAACCCCCAAGCCAGTAATAACATTAGCAATAGAAGTTCCAAAGTTTTCTATGGCAGTAGTTGCAGCTTCTAGGTTTTTATCTTTACCTATTGCGCTTAAAGCGTTTAATATGCCTTTGCCAATAGCCTCAGATGCATTTGCAGATGCAACTCTGAATTGATCCATTTTACCGGCATAAGTGTCTAATCTGGCCTGAGCTTGTCCAGAGAACTTGTTTTGCAGTTCATCCATGATTTTATTCATGTCACCACTAGCAAGGGTGGTTTTATCTAATCCTGCGCCTAATCTTGATAGTGCTGTAGTTTGTCCAGAGAATCCTTTGGCCAATGCCATACTGACTTCTTCAACGGATTTACCTGTGCCTGCTGATATGTCTAATGCTAGGGCTAAAGCTTTTTGACTCTTAGTTAAAGATCCACTAGCTGTAAGCAAAGTTTGAAATGCTGGTCTTAATTGATCATCTAATACACCATACATTTTTTGCAGATTGGCTATGTAATATTCAACATCTGGAGATGAAAAGGCGTAACCAGTATTTTTTAATTGTTGCTCTAATGACTTGGCGGCAGCTTCATCTTTAATAAACGCATCAACTGATTTTTTACCATAATTGACTATGGCTGCAGCACCAAAGGCTATTCCAAAAGTTTTACCTAGGCTTTTAAGATTCTTCTCAAATGCCGAAATTTCTTTTTGACCTTTTTTAAGGCCTTTATTATCAAATGTGGATACTGCCGATACGACTAGATTGGCCATTAGGCAGCCTTCCTTAATTCTGTTTCTTTGTTAAATTTAGTTGCTGTGTAATTTATTGCTTTTAATACTGCTGGGATGACCTTGCCGTTATCTTCTGCCCATGCTCTAAATATCGCACGGCCTTTAGACTTGCCGCCACCCTTCATGTTTAATTGGCCACCAGCTGCGCCAATAAACTGTCTGCCAGCATAAGGGTTATTGCTTTCAGATTTAGGATCTCCAAATGGATTCTTACGGCCAGCAGTCTCATATATTGCGCCAGGTGCAGTTGTATTGGCTACATAAAATATAGCTGAGAATCCTGCTGCGTTGCGTTGGTTTTTGCCTTCACGATAGACAATACCAGCCTTGGCAATAGATTGATCATATTTAGGAAATGCTCTGTATTTCATCGGGCCGATAATTCCAGCAAGTTTTGTCCATCCTGATAAAACTTCTGTATTGCTAGGTAAATATCCTCTAGCATCATTACGGATAGGAATCATTTGCTGTTTAATATATTTACGCATAGTTGTATTCAATGTTGGATCAACCTCGCGTAATGCTTTTTGGAGTTGTTTAACGCCTGTGACGTTTACTGGCATTTTTAATCTCCTTTGCTCGATCCTGTAAGACTTGGACTATTGCCCGGATCATGTCCGAGTCCATGTCTATAAATTCCCTAGGCGCGATACCTGTTTCTACAGATAACTGAGCGATCGTGTAAAGAAAACTATCGCGCCTTATTAGTTTTTTGCGTCATCCAATACTTCAACAGTATCTAAGGTCTCGATAAATTCAAGACCAAAGGTGGTTACAGTTACATTGGCTCTACGCAAACATTCCCAGGCTAACCAGAATATCTCTGATTGGCGTTCATGTTCGCGTAGAACCTTTGAAATTCCTGCGCCATATTTAATTTCAAAAGCGTATTCAACCCCCGGAGTAATTTTATGTTCAGATACTTCTCCGTTAGCCCTTGTGATCTTTAGCTTTGCCATTATTGCCCCTTAGAATGTTCCTGTTGTGGTTTGTACAACTGTTGAGTTACATGTGAATGTAATGCTCTGAGTTGAGATGTCTCCAACCGCACCATTTAATGGTGTTAGGTTATTGATGATAATGCTAACAGTATAAAGTGGGTTTGTAGCAGATACTGCTGTTCCCTTTACTGGAATCAATACAGCTGTAACAGTAGTGCCATAGGCAGCCTGTAGGGTTGCTGCAACATTTGATGCTGCGAAATCGTTTAGGAAATCTAGAGTCAGGGTTGCTGCTTCTAGACCCTTTGCAAATTTATGTGCGGTATCGCCAAGTGCAGTTACTTCCAATTCATCGAAAGCCTGATTAAGTGATACAGATGTAATGTGGTCAGATAGATCGACTGAGTTGATCTTTACGCCAACATTATTTTGTAGAAATATGGCCATTGTTATTCCTTATCTATTGTAGGTGCTTGTACTGCTGGCTTTGGATCTTTAATCTGACCGATCTTGATTAAAAACGCCAAATTCTCTGCGGTTGTATCTTGTGCCATGGTTAACTCCAACTCGTTAGTATGTCGAAACTGAGATCGCAACTTAATAGATCTCCTGATGGTAATGATAGTACAGATGGTGCTGAATAGGCTGGAGCGTTGTACACCAAACCTGATTCGCTTAATTTTTGATAAACGGCAATCATAAACTCTTCTAAGTTAATTAAATTGCCTTGATTATCAAACATAGGTGCAAATAAAGTAATTTTGAAATGTGCAGTAGGACTGATTGTTAAGTTTGAATTATCGTTACTTGTCAAATAAGGATCGTTAGGAGAAATAACTATTGAGTTTGCTTGTGGGGCAGCTGGTGGGTAAGCAAAAACAGACCACACGCCAGCATTAGTTAAAGCTGTAGCAATGGTTGATCTAAGTGTAGTAATTGCGACTGTCATTAGCCGACCATTGATCTTGGGCCAGTGTAAGGGGCTATCAGACCCTGTACACGGCTTATTAAACTACGACCCATCTTGTATGGACTAGGTTGGAAATCAACGGCAGATCCACCGGTAGCTGG